CAACACCTTCTGTATCAGTATAATGAGTAGCACCAGCATATTCCCATGATGGTTTGCCTTTTACTTCAATCTCTTGACTAGGTACATCAATCTGTCCTGAGTATTCTATATTAACGGGAGATCCAATAGCAGATTGTGCTTCAATACCAATACCAGATCTACTAAACTCATTTCCTAAAGCATTATTCAATCTTATATTATTATATACACCTGCGTTAGCACCCGAAGTTGGTTCTGCATATTTAGATCCCATATCAGGAACCATAAATTGAGTGTCTAATAAATTATCAAAATTAGTGCCATCTGCATTTTTTCTGATAAACTTGCAATTAGATCCTGTTCCACATATAGCAGCAAGTTGTGGATAATCTTCAGCAAAGTATTTTGTACCATCACATTTTAAATAACCAGCAGGTAAATTATTTACATTTTGTCCGTCATCTGGTAACCCATTGTAATCAACTGGCCAATTTATAATTTGACCTGTTAAATTACCATACTTAGATCTTTCTTTACTGTATAAAACTGCCATTAGTATGCTTTGATTATGAACGTAATTGTACAACTAGGTTGTGATGTATCACATGAAATATTTAGAGCATTTTCAAGACTATCTGCTTGCAATGAAGATCCATTTGCATTATCAGCAGTATGTGATGGAGGACCTGACATAGATCCAATACCCTGAGATATTTCAAAACTACCATGATTATGTGCTCTAAATGCTTGCTCTAAAGGATCTTTATTTTCCTTACCTTGATTGAGCGACATTGGCCACGCACCATGTCTAAACACCAAAGTCTCTACACCAGCAACTGTACCTATTTGATCTTTCACAGTGATTGTATATACATCAGTTGTTGAATCATATACTATGTTTTCTATTTGAGAACTACCAGTAGATGTCCAATAAGTATACTTTTTAGAAGCATCTTTTACAGTAACAAACATCAATGGAGTAATTCTATCATGCTGAGTCCATGTATTTGGTGAAGTACCATAAGTTCTAGCAATGCTAGTTCCAGCTGGCAATGCAATATCTCTTGTACCAGCAGGAAGAGTTACACTAGCAACTTCAAAAGCTGCATTTACATGTTCTGGATCATCAGCCATGGCATCAGCGGATCTTGGAGAACCATTATATCCAAAGAAGTTTGGTCTTGCTCTTCTTTCCATTGGTCGTGGAAACATACCAACATGTGCTGGTACTTTATGTGTATCTACTGGAGTTGTGGCATTGATAGCACCAGTATTACCTTGACCAAATAGGTTTTGAGTATAGGTTGAAGATTCTTGACCAGATCCTCTGGTAGCTCCTCTCCAGTTAGCAGTACCAGCTGGAACATGGTTCCAATAATTTTTACCAGGTTCATTAACAAATTCAAAAAATCTATCACAACGTGGTAATGTCCATTCATGCTGTTCATCACCAAAATGTGTTAGAGTAGTAGCACCATTCTGCCATGATACTGGTTGAGCAGCTGCATTAGCACATGTATTAGGACCATGAGTTGCATTACATATACTTGTTGTTGATGTACCAGACATTGCAACACCTTCGTCTGTTTGAAATAACATAGCTCCAGTAGCATTTGGAGCAACACTTTGAAGTGTATCGCTATGACCGTGTTGAGGAGTGTGATTGATACCCAACTTACGATTAAGGACGTACACTGTTTCCAAAAAGTCAGGAGCACTCAGGTTCATATTGGTAAATTTAAAATACAAATTACCAGCAAGATTCAAAGAAAAATCAATATCAGATGTTGCTTCATATGTTGTTGATATTGGGTTTGTCTCACCATAATCTGCAACTCTATTTCCTAATACAGTTGCAGCATCTGACTGTCCTTGCTGATACTTAGAATTTTGTAAATTTGCAGGTTCTAAATCCATTAACACACTATTAGATAATTGTGGTAATCTAAATGTTGCTGCTGTACCAATATAAGGAAACTCATAATGATTATTTTGAGAATCAGTCATATCACCACCATAGGTATCACCTATGACTGACGCTAATAATGGATAATCAGAAGCAGATAATGTATCTCCTTTACATGTAATCCAACCTTTAGGAATATTAGATTCAAGAAATCCATTTCCTCCATCACCACCCCAAGGCATGATTGTGCCAATCTTGGCAGATCTCATTGTCTTTATTGAATCGTATTTTACCGTCATTGATTATAACTCCATGAGCCACCAACCTCTTAAGGAAGCTGGTATTGTTTGTTGTGATGTGGATCCTTCTATATCATATGTACCAACAAAAACTAATCCAAATGCACAGTTACGTGTCTGAATAACTAATTCACCAGAATCCCATGCCACTGTTCTTACTTGACCAGAACCTGCATCAAGTTTAGATCCAGTATTATCACCTTGAATTGCTGTAGATACATTATTAATTTTCTTCGCTCTAATAATTAAACTTGTATTGTATGTTAAATTACCACTAAGTTCAGTAAATCTAATCATATCACCTGTTTGTGGATTATCTGGTAGATATAGAACCATATTGCTTCCAGATGTAGCATTGATCAGATAGTTGTTGTTAACCTGTAATGGATTAGTCTCTTGCTGACCTATACCAGTTGTAGCATCAAATGCAACATATGTGTGTCTTCTACCACCATTTGATGTCCAGTATTTTTCAATACCAAATGAATCAATAGCATTGTTATGATAGATTGTAAAGTCTTTAGGACCAACAGTACCACCAGTTCCAGCAGATCCAAGGTTATCTATCTGGAAGATTTTATCAGTCGCAGATTCTATAGCAAGAACCTTACCTTTCTGATAATATTGCTCACCTAAGAATATACTTCCCTCAAGAGCTGTCATCTTAATAGATTCTACACTATTACAGACTCCATTAGACTGACATGATTCATAGAATATTTTAAGATTACCATAGAAGTTACCATTACCTTTAAGTGTCATACCATTGGTATTGGTTACTGGATCTTCAATTGATCCATCACCTATGTGACCATCATCGTTTGCAATAGATAGAACTAAAGTTTTACTATCAGAACCATACATTCTAAGAACACCACTGTTGATAGTAAAGTCATCATTAACAGTTGTATGACCACCACCATATAAATCAATTAAAGTTGTAGCAACAGTGTTTGGATTCCTATAAGACTTAGGCATCTTGACCTGATAGAAAGCATCAAGAGTTCCATCAACACTATCAGTAAGGAAGAACTCAGATCCAATTCTGATGAACTGAATGTAATCAAGTTTTGGTTGAATTAAATCAGCGTCTACTAATCCTATTTCAAGTCTTGTATCAAGAGTGTTAGGAGTTCTTGCCTTGAATGTCTTACCAGTTGCAGGTGCTCTCAAAGCACGAGTAGCAGGTAAATCTTCTAGTAATGTTGTTGTTCCTAACTTATTCAACTTAACAACATTAAGACCAACGCCAGCATTTATTGCAGTCGTTCCTTCTACACCTCTACCACCATTAGTATAATTGGCATTAGATGATGTTGGTAAGAACTGATTTGATCCACTTACATATGGTGCAGCAGTAATTTGTATAATCTCAATTTGATTACTATCGTAAATTGCTACTAAATCACCAATTGTAAATGCTTCATAATTTGCTTGAATTTGAATATTAGTTGTTGCTGGTACAACAGCGGCTGCTATTGTTGTGAATGGTCTTGTAGCAAGAGTCGTGTTGGATGATTGTGGATCATGTTTGTAAACATGAACTACATCAGTAGTTGTGTATCCAGCAGGTGATGTGCCAAAGGACTCAGCAATAGCAAAGTGAGTTCCATGCTTATTACCAATTGTTGTATCACCTGTGCAAGTATCAACCTCAAAGGTCTTAATACCACTACCATTTGTTATAGTCAACTTTTTGTTGGTGGTTGCGTTAACATATGGTGTAGTGCATGTTCCATTTAATGTAAGACCACCAGTGTATGACTGATCACCATTGATGGTTACAGCACCAGTTACAGAGTCAACTTCAAATAATGTATTCTCTGAATTAGTATCACATCCATTTTTGACGGAGAATTTTTTAGAAACTTGATCTAATGTAGTCTTGAGTTCAAATATTTCACCATCACTACCATTAGAAGGACGAGAAATAATTACATAATCGCCAGGTTGTCCTGTAGCACGATTATCAGAACCTGTCAATACTCCACCAAATTGTGATAAGTAAACATTATCTTCTGCTCCAGAACCATCAATAATTTGAGTAGTCCATGTAGCATCAAACTGAACAGTACACTTATAAATGTTTGTTGTATCAGGATGCTCTGTGCTTATTGTTGATAAAGTTCCAAATGGTTGTCTCTGAACCTCAATGTAGTATGGTGTAGTATTAATTTGTGGTAGACGTGTAATCTTCACAAATTCAGCATGTTCAGTTCCCTGTTCAACAGTATCAATAAGTAGAATATCATTCTCATTATAATACTGAGTACCATTTGCATCATAAGGAGTTCTCTTAAGTGGTAAGTAGTACTTGTCTCCTGTTAGTACTGGGAATGTAGCAACACTCTGACCAGTAGGAGTTTGTTGATATGAAGTTCCACCCCAATCACCAGAACCAGCTGTATCAATCTTATTAAGTTCTCCTGTTGCAGCAGTAGAAACTAAAACAGTAATTAAGTCTACATTATTATCAAAGAGATTGTTACCAAGAACACCACTTGTATGACTCTGAATTGTAGAACCAGCCTGTGCTCTACGTCCAACGAAGGAGTAAGAAGCATTACCACCACATAATGTTACATCAGCATTAAATCTTGATGTAGCATCAACAACTAAATTGTTTCTAATTGTAGTTGTACCACCTTGACCAGCAATTCTCAATGTAGAAGCATTAGTAGCAAAGTCTACGATACTTGTTGCACTGTTACCAGATAAGAATTCAACAGTTCCAGATGGAGATTCAAACTTAGTAGAATCAGTTAATCCTCTTCTAGTACCAAGTATTACATCACCAGCAGTCTTAAGTGCTTTAGTATCAATCTGTACGAAGGAGTCAGATTCAGTGCTTGCAAATGCACCACCAAGAGTTATCTTAGACTTATTAGAATTAGATCCATCAATACTATCACCAATAGTAATCTCACTATCACCACTTGTATTACCAATCTTGATATTTTGTGATCCAGTTGTTACATTACCAATTTCAATGTTTCTTGCAGATCCACCAATCAATAGACCTTGAGTTGGTCTGGTTCCAGTTGTTAATCCGACAAATGTATTGTTATTGAATAATGTTGCTGTACCATTAGTAATGGTTGTATTAATATCAGCACTATTAGCACTACCTGCACCACCACCGTTGACTGAAATATCGTCTTGGAATACAGCACTAGCAGTAAATTCAGAAGTTCCAGTGACAGTTAATGTACTGTTCATATTTGCTAGAGTTGTATTAATACCAACTCTTCCATTGTTTGTAGTAGAAACTCTAAATGTTGCTGCTGTTTGTGGAGCAGAACTATCACCACCAACCATGAATGCATGATCTTGAGCAGTCTGAGTTCTTGCTGCATATGTTGAATGAGCAGCAAAGTTTTCAATAGTCTTACCACTAATCCATGCAGTACCAACAACATCTAAGTTAGCAAGAGGATCAGTCGCAGCAGATACAAATGCGTCTGCATAATCAACATGAGCAGCACGAGCAACAGTGTTAATACCAATCTTAAATTCACCAATAGTCTGTGTATCAGTTCTAATTGTCTGAGCACCAAGTACACCAACTTCCTTCCAAGAAGCATTGGCAAGTTTCACCACAGCATTTGGTGTATTTGTACTATTAAATATTAACTCGCCAGCTGAAATAGTATCATTAGCATTGATACTAAATGTACATGTATTACCACCATTGGTAAATCCAGTATTAATTAAGAAAGTTCCATTAAGTTTGTTCTCAGTTAATCCTGATAACTTAATTTCTTGACCAGCAACCAAACCACCAGTTATGACATTTCCATTAGTGACACCAGACTTCCACTGAATTGTAATAGTTCTGGTAGAATTAAAGATAAACTTCTCAATCTGAGAGGTAATTGTTGTAAAGGAGTTAGAGAATATCCAACCAAGTGAACCACTATTTCCTACAGACTCACCCTTAAGTAAGATATCTCCAGTTAAAGGAGCTCCTGCTGAACCATAAGCAACAACCTGTGATGCATCATAAGTTCCATCTTGATCAGGAGTAATATTAGATGCTACAGATGCAACAGCATGTGTTTGAATCTTATAACCTTGACCAGATCCAAGTGAACCACGTTGGTTGAACTGGAATACACCAGCTATTACCCTATTACCTGCAATTAGAATATCACCATTGCTCTGGCGATTCTTAGTCATTGCAGTTCTATCAAGACTTGAATCATCCTTAGTGGAGGATACATTAGATACAACTTTTAGTGAAGATAGAACACCAACATTGGGCAGACCTAGTGTTAAATCTCTAACGTCAGCACCAACATTAATGGTTACAGGTGAGTTGAAGGTGCTTGTTTGATCACCATTTTCACCACCATTGACTGTAATATACTCATTAAATGTAACAGGAGTGTCAAATGTAGTAACTAGATTTCCTATTGCATCATCTTCATCCTCAGATGCTGTAAGTGATGCAGACTCTAGGAATATTTCTTCACCAGTGATAGCATCAATCTTACGGTTACCAATGTATAGGTCACCATTACTATTAAGACCAGTGTAGAATACTAGACCACCATCTTGTTTCTTAGACTGTGCAAAGAAATCTTGCTCTACAGTCAATAGAACTTCTTGACGTGCTGGTAAACCAGTACTGTAGTTACCTGGACCAAAACCGAGATATTCAAATGTGTGGTTACCTGCTCTTGCAATAGATGGTCGTCTCAGTTCAACGTACATACGTTGATCAACAACAACTGTGCTGTCACCTGCAATAGATATCTTACGATCTTCAGATCCAGCTGATGCATTACCACTCTGTGCTTCAAGTTTGTTACTACCTGTGTAGTTATTGTTCTTGAGTGCTTCAGTAGCAAGGAAGTCAGTAACAGATTCTTTTGTCAATGAACCCTTGAAGTCATTAACTGTAACTAAACCATGAACATAGTTATCAGCAGCAGAATATGTTTGACCAGGATCCTTAGCGTTAGGATCAAGTTGCTTGAACCATACTGGATCATTCTTATAATCTAGTGGATATAACTTACTAATTGGTTGAGAGAACTTGAAGTTCCTGAAATTACCTAAGTTACCTGCACCTTGTGGGAATGGAGATATGTTACCACGAACAGCTGTTAGATAGAATATACCATCTTGCTGATCAAAGATACGTCTCTGTATTTCCTGAACATCATAAACGTAGAATGTTTCATCAATCTCACCAGCATCCTCTACAGATTCAACATAGAATTGTATGTTAGCAGCGTCAGTAATAATATCACCAGGTGTGATAGTATAAACTTTAGCACCATTTTGTCTGTAGTAGAATTGTGGTAGACCTTCTTTAATAAGATCCTTACGTACAAGTGACTTACCACTATCAGGGAAATCTATAAGATCTGCAAATACAGAACCTTGAGTAAATCTGATGTTATCTGTAGATGAATACTTAATATCACCACTAACACCCTTAAGAATTAAGTGCCATGTAGATGTATTAGGTACATTCAATGCAGCATGAATATAACCAGAACCAGATGAATTACCAGTCCATGTTACAGCGTTGGCAGTAACAGATGATGTCTTGTTAGCAGTAAAGTTACCACCTTGAGGTGCAGTTATCTTGACTGTTGTAAAGTTCTCATTCTTAAGTCCAACATTTGTAATATTATGGTCAAATACAGTAAGTTCTAAGTACTCATTGCTATTCTCTGTGTAATATCTACCAGACTGAATAGACATTGAAACATAGTTTGATGTCTCAATAGTTCTTAGATAATTCTTAGTTCCTTTTGTATCTTTCTTATATGGATCATAGAATATATTTTCACCAGAAGCATTAGTCTTAGCAATACTATTTGAGGTAAATTCAGCATCAGTAAATCCAATAACTTCGTTTGCGTTACCACTATCAGTTGTGTTAAAGAATTTCGCTTTGGTTACGTTACCTGTTACTGGTTTTAATTTAATTTTTTGTGGTAAAAGTTTTCTTGTATCATCCTTTCTTGCCTTGATACTAAATCCATTTAGAGGATCACGAACAGACTTGAGATACTTAGGAATAACATAACGTAAACGATAGATACGATCATTTGCATCTCTTTCAGAATCATCAATTCTTTCATAGTAAGAGTCATTTGTTTTATTATTACCAGAACTATCACTATATTCAGAATCGTGGAATCTTCCTAAAATACTCTGAGGATTTGAAGACTCATTCTTAACATTTAAGTACCATTTACCCTTATCGCTAGTTCCAACATTACCATCATATGTTGGATCATAACGCATAGGTGACTCACGCTTATCTGCAAATACAGAGAAGTTATAAGTTCCACTGTTTAGAGGAACAAATATGATAGGATTAGTTCCTGCTATTGCATCAGCATGTGTTTTGTGTATTGTAATTACCTTAGCAGTATTATACTTAGCATAGAAGAACTTATCTCCTCTAAGTCTGCTACTACTATCAGCAACATCAGGATCATTGGCAGATGATCCACCTACGACTGGTAAGTTACCACTTTCATTCTTTCTAAAGAATACTTTATGAGGTGTAACAGAAGCGTTAGGAACATCAAATATATGAGGAATATCTGTAATAATTCCTCCACTAACAGCAGTTGAAAGAACACAACCATATTCATGTAGATCATATTTGTCATCAAGAACAAATTGATACATATCAATCTCAACATCTGGATGAATTGCTTCTACTTCAGCTGAGTGTATGTAAATACCAGCAGCTGCGTTATCCTTACTGCTTGCAAGCATTAACTTAGTTTGATCACTTCCATTAAATGTTGTTGTACCAGAGTAATCTTCTGGTTTTGTAATTCTACCAGGTGCAATTACATAATACTCTGTATTAGTGTCAAAACCATTAGGTAGTCTTACATTACGCTTATCAACTTCAACATACTGATTAGTTGTTGTATTATAACGAGGTCTTGGAACCAATCTTACAGGAGTTCCAGTTTCTAATTGGTGAGGATTAGAACCTGATGTAGGTCCTGGTGTCCAATCTTTTAATCCCCAAATAGTTGCTCTAGCAGCAAGACTAGAAGTAGCACTAGGAGGTTGAGTTCTAGTTACAGTCCCTACACCAGTCTGAATGATTGTTGTAATATTAGCAAAGTACTGACGTATGGTATCAGAAACACCCACACATTCAGGATAGGTTGTATCTTGAGTAATAGTTTCATCAACATCTGGTGTATATGCAGTTGTGTATCTACCAGCTGGTAGTGTAAAGTAGAGATATGTATTAGTTGTAGTAGCAGTAGCATTAACAGCATTACCTGTTGATAATCCTAACGGTGCAACATTTCTCTCAATAGAACTTAAATTACCTGGTGTAGTAATTGTATCTGTGATTAACTTATAAAGAGTTGTAATAGCAGAAGCAACATTCTGGCAAGGTCCGTTAGAAATATTTCTAACTACATTGTCTAGTGAAGCTGGTGTTGTTACAGTATCGGTGACAATCTTGAATAGAGTATCAATAGTAGACTTGACATTATCACATCTCGCACTACCTGTGTGTCCTGTTCTGGTTACAGTAGCAAGAGTTTCTGGTGCTGAAATAGCATTCTGTACAATATTAGACAGAGTAGTAATTGCAGATTCTACAGCATTACACTTGTAAACTGACTGAGTACGTGTAACATCTTTGAGTGTTGAATTATTACTAATCGCATTAGTTAGAATAGTTGATAATGTAGTAATATTATTAATTTCACTTGTTAGTTGTGCATCAGTCCAGTTAGTAGTATTAGCACCAGAGTAACTAATTTGACTGAGTGTAGTGTGTCCACCAATAGTAACTGCATCACTCTTAATTACTTGAAGAGCAATATCTTTTAGATGATTGATAGCTTCTACTGTTTCAGTAATAGCACCACCTTGTACAGCACCACCAACATATAAGTTAGCGGTATCCCACATACGATCATTACCACCATGCTTGATGTTAAATGCAAGTACATCAACGATGTCTAACAAATCATCATTACAGTCAGCAATTGTATAACCAACAGGAGGAGTATAACCACTATTATTAGCAAGCATTCTGCCCTGTGCTATATCAGCAATGAATTGTCTATTAAGTGTCAATAAAGTTGCAGAATCACCTGCTTCATCACTCACGATACTTAGATTATCACCTGTAATTGTATTATCAAATGTCTGTGTCAATCCATGCTTACCAACAACAAGAACCTTTTCATTTCTCATTGCTTGGATTGCTATCTGTGTAGCATCTTGGAATGCTTCTAGTGTTTGAGTCTCTTCAC